GAGCATATTTGGTTTGGAAATCACTGTCGCTTACTGAAACGTATGCCATCGATGCGCCACCCGTAAATACAGTACTAAAATTCTGACCTACAAAACCATTTCCATCAGTTGTGGAATCCCTCTTCACGCAAATTAAATATCTAATAGCTTTGGGATTGGCGGAGTTGGGATCAATAACATAACTGAGACCGCCCCCCACTATTGGTCTTGGGGCAGGTTCTCCTGTAAGGGGATCTTTTACATAATCAAAACCGGCCTGCGGAAATTTTACTTCAATCGTGGGATACTTAAGAAAATCTGCTTCAGATGTAGGGACAGGAACTCCTTCTTGGTTGGGGTGTCCCTTACGAACTGTTGCTAGAGCTGAGTAACCAGCAGTTCCCAGCGTTTCCAAATAGGGCCACACGGGGGGTTTGACAACATTGGGTGATGCAAACGAGAGGCGTCCCTCTACGCCTTCATACTTGCCGCTTGAATAAGCCAACGCGGAAACATTGTAGGAGTCGGAGTCATCATTTTCTGCCACATTAATAACTCTGTAAGTTGAGAAATTGCCGCTAATAAATTCATCATCCGCAGGATCGTTTGGTTCAAGGCTCCATATAAGGTTTTCCCCAGAGAAGCAACCACCCGAATAGGATACTTTCGTATTTCCTTGTACGTAATCATTTGTGTATCCGGTGATGACATAGTTTTCAAAATCCAACTGGTTTCCGGTACCGATTGGGCCCACCCCGTCTACCTTAAGCCCGGTGTGAAAATATATTTGTGTGGCGACTCCGCTTCCTCCCACGTTATAGTCTGAGCGGTAGTAGCCCGTAACCGTTTGGGCGTGTGGGCCATAAAAATACAAGTCCTGTATTTGAGATCTTCTAATTTGATTAATATCACTTGAGTCTAAATTATCCCCGATATCGACTGTATCGTAATAATAGGTGGGGGTGAGGAGAGAGAATTTGTAATACTTGTCATTGAAGCTAATGGCGTTATCAATGATGATACTATTTCCGGTAACGGGAAGGCTCTCGTAGGTAAGGGTCGATGGTGCTACGTGTACTCCCTCTACCGCATTCGTTCGTCCTCCAAACTTAAGTGGGGTCCGGTGTTGGTCATACACCTGAAGGACATCTCCGGGTTTTAAATAGCCTCCATCTTGCCCTACCGAGAAAGCGACACTTTCCGTCTCTTGAAATTCACTAGCAAGCATCCACAGACCGAACCTTCGGGCTTGTCCCCGACTAGTACATCCCAGTGCTGTTGTTTCTAATTGTCTGATTCCGTATCTTTTGATGGACTCTTCATTTTCAACGTACTCTACAGAAGGCTGAAAGAAGTTCCTTCTATCTATGTATCTTACTAACGCTACGCTGTGTCTGGTTTTTTTAGCGGAAGAAGAATAGGTAAAGTTTCCGTCTACGACATTCGCGTTATTAAATTGGTAAATGGGATTTTTAAACGCATCTTGTACCGCGTAAATAAGACCATTGGAATAATATGCCAAACCCCGAAAGATGGATGCCATATCATTGAGCACCTTATATGCTTCCTCTCGTGAGGTGATAATATGGTTTATTGCAAATCGTGGTTCTATGGAGCCGTACCCGTCGGGCACTAAAACGTCACAATATTGAGCTATTTCGTAGAGAGCCCACTTGTCTACCTGTGACTTATCAATATGATCACCTAAACCGTAACGAGCGTTTGTCAACAAATCATAGAAACACCATGCGGGGTTGTCCGTCCACTCTCGAGTATATCTAAAGCCTCCGTCCCAAAAATTAGTAGCTGTTGTTGCGGGAGAAGTGTCATGGTTTCCTTCAACAGTGGCTCCTGTTTCGCCGCTTGTTACTGTGCCTGTCAATGTACCCTCGTTTGTTAATACCTCACTTGCGCCAGCACCTATAGTACTAGTAGCGGTAAAGACTGCTCCATTTTCAAAGTAGACTTTCATACCACTTTCTATCTCGACCTTGCAGCTTACTTGAGTCGCGGTGGTCATGGTAAGGGCGTCGCTGCAACCGTAGGTTTTCTTTATGGGGTGATAGTTGTTGGGTATCAACACCTTTAAAAGTTTTGTGTCGTATGATCTGGCTGGAACTCTAGTGAAATATTCAGCACTAAACTTAGAGTAAGCCATGGAGCTATATGGGTAGCGTAATTTTGTCCCGTAGATTTCGGTTAAGGAATCCACATAAGTCGTCATTTTGTAGTAGGCGGTAAGGGATTCGGGGGTGACTCTAATTATTTTTATTCGCCACCCATCAAAACCATATTGGGATGTGTAATTGCTCTGTAAATTTATTGTGGTGTTACGGATATAGGTTTCGTTTATTTTTCCCGTGACCACTTCTGAGTGAGGGCCTTCCCACGTACTTTTGATTTTTTCTATCGCTGTTGTATCTGCCGCAGACTTAACACCGTCAAACCTTTCGTCGAATACCGGTTGCCAGTATATAAGATACTCCACGGATCTGGCTTTTGTGTCGCCGTATCCTACGGGAGGGGGATCGTCATCCACATCGTGTTTCTTGGGGGCGTCCTCGTCTCTGATTAGCTCCCAGAGAGCTGGAATTCTTATTCTTACTTCAAGGGAGGTGCATTCTTTATTGAGGATGATATATGTTTTTGCAACGGCGTCTATTCTTTTGTCACTAGGAAGAGAAGTGGTCCATGTTCCGTCTGGAGCAAGCCAAGCGGGCGATCTAGAGATCGTGGGTTCTGTTCCTCCCTGAATGGAAATACCATACAGTCTTTCTCCTATGGGTCTATGGACAGTTAGATCCACCGTCTCATTGGCGGGAAGCTTGCTACTTAAGGAAGGCAGATTTCCTACTGGTTCTCCTTTTACATATTCGAGATTGACGTCAGCAAAGTTGTAGTATCCATTAATATCCACTACTGGAACGTCGTTCCAATAAACAGATCTTAAAAACCCTAATTCTGGGTCTTGGCTTAGTGCTGTACCTGACGCAGTGTAAGGAGCGAAACCAGTGGAGTAAAAACCCGTTTGACCTTCTGTGCCTTCGTAAGTATATTTTCCACTTGTTATGCCTTCCAACACACCTTCACACAGAAGGTCTCCCACCTCCACGGTAGAGTCAGTAACAAACAGTTTGTCGCCGCTTCCGGGGAGCGATACACCACCTTGGTCGCTTATTGCTGTTCGTGCTTGTTCTTCGTCTCCGCCCATAATTATTCCTTCTTACTCTTGTTCGCTTTCTGAGTTTATGATTGTGTCTCTTACGGAGCCGCCTACCGATGGGATGTTGTAACGCAACCCGTAGGAAGTATCTCCCCACGCTTTATTCTTAACCACCCCAGCATCGGCGTCCAAATGATCTATGCTCGTTTGGATTACCTGACTCCCTACCAAAAGCCTTCCGTAACCAACAAAAACAGGACCTCCTTCCCTTATAACATTCTCTGGCCCTGAAAATACATAAGAAGGGCGACCGCCTCCTTCTATCTCCCTAAAGTCGTCAAATTCTGGGTCTGGAGTTAATAGGTTTTGTACACCCGCTGCTATTAGCCCAATACCAGCCACCACCATCATCCCTGATGTACTTGCCCACCCATATGCTGCTACACCCAGCCCCCCTACCCAAATTAGAGCTATCCCAATGATAATGGTTATCCAAGACATCGCGTCGTCTGATCCTTCGATAACAGGTACTATGTCTATGGTTTTCAAATTCGAAACTGAATCTAAACATAATTCGGACGCCATAATACCCTCTTTAGTATTTGGGTCTTTTGTTTCATCCATTGCAAAATCGCTCCCATTAATTAAAACCCGATATTTTATATTTTTCTTATCGTTTTCCATTAATGACTGATAGAGCTTCTTAGAAGTCGATTGAACGCCGCGGATAGCTTCGCTGACGTTACCCGCTACAAGATTCCACTGGTCTCGTCCTACCTGCTCTTTTAAGATTCCATGTAGTGTAACTTTAACTTTTTTCATTGAGATCCTTGTGTCGATATATTTTGTATATTTTTCTCAAGTAACGTTCTTGTAGTTTTTCAATAACGGGATACTTGTTTCGCGGATGATGATGGAAGGTGCCGTTTCCCAGATAAACTCCGACATGGTTGGGACCCATTCCTTTTCTAAACTCGAAAACCACGACGTCATGTCTCTTGAGTGGGGTCTTTTTGTCTAGTTCTTCTATGGGGAGAGAGGGGTTGTTTTTGTTAAGGTTAAATAGTTCTTGAATTAGGTGGGGGTTCTTTTTGTGCCATTCGTCTCCAAGGGAATTTTCTCCTGCTAGGGTTATGCCTAGCTTAAGGTAATGATCTTTTATTACCGTATAACAATCTGATTTTCCTATTGTAAATTTCCTGTTTAGTTGT